ACGAAGCTCATATGGCTAAAGCTGATTCTTTAAAACTATTGTTAAGTTCTGTGTTTAGTAAAGTTCCACTAAGATGGGGTTTAACTGGTACTATTCCCAAAGAAGATTATGCATTTATGGCACTAAAATGTTGTATTGGAGAAGTAGTAGGTAGATTGAGTGCAAGTGAGTTACAAGAAGCAGGGCATTTAGCTCAGTGTCATGTTAACATATTGCAACTAACCGACTTTACAGAGTATAAGACTTATCAACAAGAGTTAAAATATTTACTAGAAAATAAAGAAAGGCTAACCTATATTGCCAAAACAATTGAAAAAATAAGGCAATCTGGCAACACATTGGTATTAGTGGATAGGGTGGCTGCAGGTAAGGAGTTGGTAGGCCAATTAACAGATGCAGTTTTTGTTAGTGGCACAACAAAGGCCGCTAGTAGAAAAGAAGAATATGACCAAGTAGCTATAAGTGACAATAAAATTATTGTAGCGACTTATGGTGTTGCGGCAGTGGGCATCAATATTCCAAGAATTTTCAATTTAGTTCTATTAGAACCTGGTAAAAGTTTTGTTAGAGTAATTCAGAGTATTGGTAGGGGTATTAGAAAAGCAGAAGATAAGGATCATGTCGAGATTTGGGACATTACTAGTACCTGTAAGTTTAGCAAACGACATCTTACTAAACGCAAAGCTTTTTATAAAGATGCTAATTATCCTTTTAGTATAGACAAAGTAGAATGGCAATAACATGAAGAAGATGATGCTAATAACAGGGGCAAGTTCTGGATTAGGATTTGCCTGTTCTGAATGGTTTAAAGATAGCTATAATTTAATTACAATTAGTAGGAAACTTGGCCATACTGAAGTTGGTGATATCAAAAAAGAAGATTTTAGAAATTATATTGTAAAAAAATACACGCCTGATGTTGTTATAAACAATGCAGGCATGATGATGGAAGATCATTTTAGTGATATGGTAGAGTTAAATTTTCTTGCTGCCTTGGACTTAACAGTAAAATTTTATAATAAATTAAATGAAGGCAGTGATATTATAAATGTAAGTAGTGTTGCAAGTACAAGTGTTCATAATTGGGGGCAAAATGCAACTAGGCTCGTATATAACTCAACAAAAAGTGCACTAAGTGACTTCACCATTGGGCTTGCAAAAAGTAAGAAAAAAGATGTAAGAGTAAGTGTGCTTGAACCAGCAACAATTATACCTACAAACTTTCATGATTTTACTAAAAGGTCAATACCAGAAACAAGATACACTGAGTATAATTTTCAGAATGAAACTCCATTACGACCAGGTGATGTGGTTAAAATTATTGAATGGATGATTGACCAACCAAGGTGGGTCAATATTGGTAGGATTACTGTAATGAACCATAATGCAGTAATTTAAGTGTATTGATTTATGACAAAAAATATAGTATAATAACAACTTAGAGAATATTTTATGCGATTACTAACTTTAGAAAATACAGTATATGATTTAACAAGCATACCAGAAGAAGTAGATGATGTTCGATTTTGTGTTTTGGATAACAGTGATCCTAAAGATCCAGACTATTTTTTTATTCCTTTAATTTTTTTAGAAAGTTTCAACAGTCCAGCTCTAGTATTGCGTATAGGACCACATGAAATTACTATGCCTATAGATTGGCAGCTTTTAATTGGAGAACATGATCTAGGAGATCTAGAAGTAGTGCCACTCACCAGCTTAAATGATAGAGGATTCAGTGCATTTGGATTTAATCCACTTAGCAGCTTTAGACCTACATTCTATCCTATAGAAGTTGTGGATATTTATCAAGATGTAAAATGGTATTTTCCTAAACTAAAGCCAGGACAGTTATTGGCCATACCTTTAGAAACCACAGGAGCAAAACCATTATGTGTTTATTTTGTAAAAGATATTAGTAGACAGAGTGAAGTTATAAATTATAATAAATGTTGGTAACATGAACACCATTTATGTAAATAATAATACTATATATGAAAGTCCTGACGGGGGAACAACTGTCTATGCTAGAGAAATGCAAAGTACAGAACGCACATTGGTATATGAAAATATGTCAGTTCGTATTGATCCTATGAAAGGATTGAAATATAATTTATCATATGCTAATTTCCTTGAAATACTTGAAATGGCAGATAGAAATCCAACATTACGAGATTATGTTGATCAAATGATTTCTACTTATAATTTATTGAAGACTCATGGATAAGTTAAGTATTAAAAACGAAATGTATCAACTTGATACAAAAAATCGTAATTTTGTTGATGAGTTAAGTGAAGCAGAGCGTAAAAAGTTTAGCACATATATCATGCTGAAATATTGCGCAAATGTGGACGGTGGTCCAGATTTACAAGAATGGTACTTAAGAGCCACAAACGAAAGAGTCAATATTAATTTTTTTGATCTTGGTAAACATGAAAAATTGCAGTGGCTATTATGTACTACAGTAAGTCCAGATATGGGCAGTCAACGCCATTATTGGCAACCAAGTAAGAAAAAAGAAGGCAATAATAAAATTTACAAGTTACTTGCTTCCCAATATCCAGAAATGAAAACTAAAGACATTGAAGCACTGGTCAATGTTACATCTGAACAAGACTTAAAAGATTACTTAATTAGTTTAGGCATGACAGACAAAGAGATTAAAAAGGTATTAGATTGAACTTTACTTGCCAATTTTGTAAAAAAAGCTATACAAAAGAAAGCACATTATTGTCACATCTTTGTGAACCTAAACGCCGCCACAATCAACAAAATGAGCAAGGAGTTCAGATAGGGTTCAATGCTTATCTAAGATTTTATGAAAAAACGCAAGGAAGCGCAAAATTTAAAGCCTACTATGACTTTTGTAATAGTAATTTTTATATTGCTTTTGTTCGTTATGGACGCTATCTAGTTGATTTACGAGCTATCAATGTTGTAAGTTTCACTGACTGGTTATTGTCAAATAATCATAAATTAGATCACTGGACCAAAGAAAAGTTATACAACACATGGTTGTTGGAGTATTTAAAACGAGAACCTGCTCAAGATGCCATGGAAAGAGCATTAAAGGAGATGCAAGAATATGCAGACAGTAATGAAAAATTGGAAAAAAATTTCAGTAATTATTTTAAGCTTGGTGCTTCTAATCTCATATGTCATCACATATCAACTGGACGCATTAGCCCTTGGGTTATTTATAATTGCGACAGTGGAATTAGATGGCTTAATGACATCAATCAAGAACAGCTCAATATCATAATGCCATGTATCGATCCAGACCACTGGAGTAAACGATTTAAGGACTTTGTTGCAGATGCAGAATGGTGTAAACTTATTCTTAAAGAAGCAGGACTATAGTGACCAGTAAAATTGTAAAAAAAGCCTGGGGAAACGAAACTATATGGGCCGATAATGACAAATATTGTGCCAAGTTTTTAAACTTTACTAAAGGATCAAAATTCAGTATGCATTTTCATGCAGAAAAATCGGAAACTTGGTATGTGCTGTCAGGTAAATTTTTTTTAAAATGGATAGATACTAAAAACGCTAAACAATATGGTCAAACATTGGAGATCGGACAGACATGGACAAATCTGCAATTGGTCCCACATCAACTATTTTGTTTGGAAGAAGGCACAATAATTGAAGTTAGTACAAAAGACAGTGAAGAAGATAATTATAGAGTATTGCCTGGTGATAATCAATCATGAATATTTTAGTTACAGGATATAAAGGATTTATAGGACAAAACTTTGTAAGTGCCCTAGCACATCATAATATTAAATTGTATGAGTGGGGAGAACCACTGCCAGATTTTAACAATGTTGAATTAGTTATTCATTTAGGAGCAATAACTAATACTCTTGAGCGTGACATTCATAAAGTCATGTTACAAAACTATGAGTTCAGTTGCTGGTTATTTGAAGAATGCGGAAAGCGTAATATCAAGTTACAATACGCAAGCAGTGCAAGTGTGTATGGTGCAAGTAAAACTTTTCGCGAAACAGATATGCCTCAACCACAAAGTGCGTATGCATGGAGTAAGTTTTTATTTGAACAATATGTAGCAAAAAATCTTTACAAATATCCAAACTTAGTAGCACAAGGTTTTAGATATTTCAATGTGTATGGTCCACACGAACAACATAAAGGTGACCAAGCTAGTCCTTATCACAAGTTTTTAAGTCAAGCTATACATAATCGCGAGATTGTATTGTTCGAAAATTCTGAAAATTATTTACGAGATTTTATACCAGTAGAGCAGGTAATAGAAATACAAACAAAATTTTTTAGTAAAGAAATATCTGGTGTGTGGAATGTAGGAACAGGGAACCCCCGTAGTTTTAGATCTATTGCTGAGCAAATTGCATCTAGAACTGGTGCTACTATTAAAT